CATCTTTTCTACAGCGGCAACAGCACGTTTAGTAATATGCCAAATCAAAGAGATTGGCAAAATCACTATATCCAACCTTACTCAAACGAGCACAGTTGGAATGCCATACTAAAAAACAACGGATTCGAACATGTGAATCCCAAAAGTTATCACTTTGGGGCCAATGGCCATAGATTTTGGTCAGAATATGTGTTACAATACTTAAAGCAACACAAACTTCTGGACCGTCCTAATGAAATATCTACTGATTGATACTGCCAACATGTTCTTCCGTGCCCGCCATTCGGCGCACAGGGCCAGCGACACATGGACTAAATTAGGCTTTGCACTGCACTTGACCATGATGAGTGCTAATAAAGTAGCTAGACGTTTTGGCGTGGACCATGTGGTTTTTGCACTAGAGGGGCGTAGCTGGCGTAAGGATTATTACAAACCCTACAAAGCCAATCGTGCTGTGGCCCGCGGTGCCATGAGCGAAACTGAAGCAGAAGAGGACAAACTGTTTTGGGAAACCTATGATGAACTGACTAAATACTTGTCTGAGAAAACAAATTGTAGCGTGATCCGTTGCGCAACAGCAGAAGCGGACGATATCATAGGCCGCTGGATTGCACTACACCCCCAAGATGAACATATTATTGTCAGCAGTGATTCAGATTTCGTTCAGTTGGTTGCACCAAATGTGCAACTGTACAATGGCATAAACGATCACCTGTTCAGTGTTGATGGCGTAACTGATGCCAAAGGCAACCAATTGAGTTTCACAATCGAAAGCAATTCAAAGATCAAAGTAGGCAAAGCCGATCGTAGCTTTGTGGCTCCAACTGACTATCAGAAATGGGTGCTATTCTTGAAATGTGTACGCGGTGATCCCGGCGACAATGTGTTCTCGGCATACCCTGGTGCACCAGTTAAAGGCACAAAGAATCGTGTGGGCATTACAGAAGCATTTGAAGATCGCAACAAAAAAGGCTACAATTGGAACAATCTCATGTTGCAACGTTGGACTGACCACGAAGAAAAAGAACACAAGGTGCTTGACGACTACGAACGTAATGTCACACTGATTGACCTCACTGCACAACCACAAGAAGTAAAAGATACTGTGGATGCTGTGATCAGTGAACAAGTCAGCAACAAAGACACGGGCATGGTGGGCGCACACTTTCTTAAATTCTGTGGCAAGTATGAACTCACCAAGCTGAGTGACCAAGCAGAGCCAATTGGTCGCTGGCTGAATCAAACATATCAAGGAGTGTTAAAATGATAGTAGCAAAACCAGTAATTGACAATCAATACTGGATCCTCAAACAAAACAATCAAAAGATTGGTAACATTGAGGCCAGTGCAGATGGTTATGTTGTAAAAATACAAAATCAAGTATCCAATTACAAGACCATGCCCATGGTTAGAGAAGTGATTGACATCACGTTTGAACCTTCCGAAACAGTCACCCCACCACCTAATGATTCAGTTCACGGTTATGAAACCGGGTGTAAGACCTACAATGGATTGTGGAATGTGAGACTGAAGTTGCCGCTGTTTACCAAACAAGAGAAATCCAAGTCATGGTTCGCAGCCGGATGGTACACAGTAAAACAACATCGCTCATGGAAGATTGTGCGCAACCCTAAACTGATTGCACTTGATCGTTACAAGTATCAAGGACCATTTTACACCAAGGAGCTGGCCAGTGAATCCCTTTCGTGATCAAGAAAAATTTATGCGAGCCTGCGACCAAAGTGTCAACGAGTTTAACAAAGATCAATTTAACTTGTATGTTACATTGATTGAAGAAGAAGCCAACGAATTGGCTGATGCAATCACGGCACACGACCAAGTTGAAACTGTTGATGCACTTATCGACATTTTGGTTGTTACTATTGGTGCATTACACAGTATGGGCGCAGATGCCGAAGGTGCTTGGAAAGAAGTTATGAAAACTAACTTTGCCAAGATTGATCGAGATACTGGCAAGGTTCGCAAGCGTGAAGATGGCAAGGTACTCAAACCACAAGGTTGGACACCGCCCGATCTCAAACCATATATTAGGAAGTTAAGTTGACTTTTCAATTTGTTACTAAAATAAATTTACCTTCGCCGCCAGCCGAGTTGATTGAATCTGCGGTACGTATTATGCAAAATAATAATAATACATTAGATTCAAACGATTTTACTGCTGGCCAATCTCCTGCAGAAAGCATATTGGTAGGCAATGAAATAAAAAATTATGGCGAACACTATTTTGTTGTGTTGCCAGAACAACATCAACTGTGGGCAAAAGAAAATATTGGACCATTTCTTGATAACCGAACTCTTAAAGTTGGAATGACAACTCGCGGTGATCTTTGGCCGCACCAAGACTATCAACACAACTGGTCTTTGAATTATGTTATTGATCCTGGCGGCACTTCTGTTGAGACTTACTGGGCACAAGAACAAGGATGCTCATTGATTCCCGAAAAAAGAAAGTCATTGAGTTACTGGAGACTTCGAACTGATTTAAATTTGGTACATGTTGAAATAATTCCTGTTGGTCAATGGGTTGTTATTCCAACTCACATTGTACACGGAACCAAAGGGCAAACTAGCGATAGAATTTCTATCACCGTGGGCATTGATGAACACATAAAAGAACTGCTATTTGAGAATAAAATATGAGTTTGCACATCAATCGGTTCATTGACTCAATCAAGGCAGCAGAAAGCCGTGGACAAAAAGATCTTATCATGTCCTTGCGTGATGCCAAAGACTTGCATGGTGATATAACCAAGTTATTGTTGGCGTTGGAGCAATCACGTCGAGAACAGGCCAGTCAAAATGAGCCAATTGAGGTGGTTTTGTCAGGTGGCAGTTTTAAATCTGCATAGTTATTGGGATAAATAAACACGGAGTTTATCTATGTCACGACCCAAGCCACAGGTGCTAATTGAAATCACCAACAAACAAACTTACAAGACCGAGCAAGTGTTGGCCTCGGAAGGCGTATGGGCAGTTTTTTACGAAAACAAACCAATCAACTTAAAAACTTCAAATATGCTTACGCAGTATCCTGGTCCTAAGTACAAAAAAGTCAGTTTCTCAAATCCAGGTCATGCTAAGAATTTAGCTCGCAAACTTAACACACAGTTTCAAACCACAAAGTTTTCAGTAGTGTTGTTGACTACTGGTGATAAAATTTATCCATAACATATGTTTGACAAATGGCCGACCATGCTCAACATTGAGTTGTCAACAGCCTGTAACGCAGCCTGTCCGCAGTGTTCTAGATATCTAGATGATGATCCAGAACTTGGTATTGTAGAAAATCCTAACTTACCACAAAACACATTGACCTTGGATGTGTTAAAAACTTTGATAGATCATGAATGGTTAAAACAAGCCAAGCATGTTAAATTTGAAGGCACTCATGGCGAACCAACCATGGCCAAAGATTGCACTGACATACTCAGATGGTTTAGAGAAGTAAATCCCACTGTTACCTTTGCATTGCATACCAATGGTAGTACAAGAAATAAAGAATGGTGGCGCGAGCTTGCACAATTTTTTCAATACAATCCGGAACGACGCAGTACAGTGACTTTTAGTTTGGATGGCATAGAAGATACCAATCACATATATCGTCGACGCACTGTGTGGAAAAAGATCATGGAAAATGCTCAGGCATTCATTGATGCTGGTGGGGTGGCTGTGTGGGATATGATTGTGTTTGAACACAACGAGCATCAAGTGTTGAAGGCGCGGAAGTTGGCCAAGAGCATGGGATTTTTTTCATTCGGTGTGAAAATCAGTCAGCGAACTCTTATTAGGCCAATTGAATGGCTCAAACAACCCAAAACTTGGAAAGAAAATCAAGGCACAGGGACTGTCAAAATCAATTGCATAGGCAAACAACTCGATGAACTGTTTTTAAATGCCAACGGGCTTTTTATGCCGTGTTGTTTTATCAACGAAAACGCATACGGTCCTGCCATGCCTTCTACACAAAAAGAAATTGAAGAAGTGCTAGGAGATTTTTCTCAATATCACAGCAGTCACGGACTTGATCACGCCCTTGAATTATTCCATCGTGTGAGTGATCGTTGGGAAACCAACCCCATGGAGATTTGCAAAAATATGTGTGGCAATGGTCATTGGCCGGACCGAATGCAACAAAAACAAGTGACTGAAGTATGGCCCGAACGGTTCCAAGCACAACACAATCAACCTACTTTGTAAGTCGGTGATCACCAAAGAAGAAATTACACAGAAAATTCTCCAAGGTCTACCCGAAGAAGATCGGCCCACTTATGAAGAAGCGTGTAAATCATGGTGGATGAACTTTAGAGAAGGTGGCGGGTTTAGATTGACCAATGCTGGATATATGGCC